GGTGAAGAGTCAGAAACAGAAGAAGGTACATCTGGAGGTATAGGTCCTACAGCAAAGGACTTAGAAAAACGTATGCGTAAACAACTAATAGACCAAATGCAGAGCTTTAACAGAAGCTCAGGTATTGGTTATTGGGGTGAAATGACAGTACATAATCCAGTAATGACTGTAAATTTACAGGGCAGATTACAGAACGGAAGACAGTACAGACCTCAAGAGTATGGTTACAATCCTAAATATATACATCGTTATTGTGTAGATAAAAAGATATTTAAACAAAAACAACATGTATTAGGTGGCACAATACTTATTGATGCATCTGGTTCTATGCAGTTTAATGGCTCTGATATCTTAGAAATAATGCAGTTGTTACCTGCTGTTACTATTGCTATGTATAATGGCGTTGGTAATTACGGTGACTTACGTATTATTGCTAAGAATGGTATGCGTGTAAGTGAAGATTACTTAAATGAACATTCAGGTAAAGGTAATATTGTTGATGGCCCTGCTTTGCAGTGGCTTGCATCAATGCCTGAACGTAGAATATGGGTATCAGATATGCATGTATTCGGTGGGTCTGGTAATACAACAGGTTTTAATCTAATAAAGGATGTTATAAATACCTGTACCAGAAACAAAATTATTAATCTAAAAGATATAGAAGAAGTAAAGGAACACGCTTATAAATTAAACGTGTTATAGTGTAAGGAGTAAAGGTCAACAGGCAACTGTGCTTTTGTTTCCTTTCGCAAAAGTTAAGTCTTTACAGTAGCAGAATAGAGTCGGAAGAGAATTCCGGACAGGTAAACATTCAACTTCAACAATCAACCCATAGTGAACACTGCTACACTTACAAATTCATGTAATTCCGCCTTCAGGCTTTACATCAGTTCATCGCTTGCTGGAAACTCCGCGCGCTCTTCACTTCTGTTTAGCCTATCCAGCGGAAATACATTCAGTTAAATACTTGTATAATGAAATACTATGTATATAATGAAAACTATGAATATCGATGAACTTCTATTAGAAGCAGAAACAGGGAAACGTAGTGCGATAGTCGATAGAATTACAGAAGAAGCTAAACCATTTTGGCAGGGCTGTGAAAAACGTGTTATCGCAGGACGACAATTAAAACCATATGTTGTTTCAAGATTATTGAAAGAAAACTTTGGTATTAAAATCAGCGAATCGGCAGTGAGAAATCACTTTCAGAATTTAGCAGATGCTAATGAATAAAAAAGAATTAGATAAACTATTTGCTGAAGCTGAATCGCAAAAAATAACTGAACTTAAAGCTGATAATGTTAGGTTGCTTAAATCATTAGAAAAAGCTAAGAATAAAAAAGCTGATATGATTGAAGCAGTTTATGATGCAGTATCTACTAACTTACGAACTTGGGATAAACCTAAAATTCCTAAGCCAGTACTTCATAAGAAAAATAAAAATGAAGAAATTGCAGTAGCTGTATTATCAGATATTCAGTTAGCAAAAGTAACGCCAGATTATAACACAGAAGTAGCTGAAGAGCGTGTCATTGCATACGCAAATAAGATAGTTGAGTTGACAAATGTACAACGATACTCTCATCCAGTTAATAAATGTGTTGTACTTGCAGCTGGTGATATTGTAGAAGGTGAACTTATATTCCCAGGTCAAACACATCTTATTGATGCTTCGTTATACAACCAAGTAACAATAGATGGACCTAGGATAATGACACAGTTCTTTGACATATTACTAGCAAACTTTGAAGAAGTAGATGTACATTGGGTTATTGGTAATCACGGTTCACTAGGTGGACGTGCTAGAAAAGACTATCATCCTGACAGTAACGCTGACAGAATGTTAGGAAAAATAATGTCAATGACATATGAAAAAGAAAATCGTATCAAGTGGACTATACCTGATAGTACAGGTGATAATCATTGGTTTGACATTGCAGATGTAGGCAAAGGATGTAAGTTCTTTGTATGGCATGGCGATAATGTTAGAGGCCATAGTGGTTTCCCTTGGTATGGTTTTGGTAAGAAACTACTAGGTTGGAAAGCATTAGCATCAAGAGGTTTAATGCCTGATTTTGATTACGCTATTGCTGGACACTTTCATACACCTACAACAATGTATGTTAATGATGTACGTTTATGGGTTAATGGAAGTACAGAAAGCTATAACACATATGCATTAGAGCAGCTAGCAAGCATGGGCAGACCTTGTCAATGGTTGTTATTTGCTAAACCTAATCATGGAGTTACAGCTGAATACCTTGTAAAACTATAGAAAGTATAGTTATAATGTATACTATGGACAATATAAATGTCAAGTCTAAGTGGAAACTTAGTGGTCTTGAGTATAGTGGTCTAGGTGACAAGCCATACTTTATACTTACAAATGACCAAGGTGGCGTTAAATTAGTACCAGTAGAACGTGGTGTAACTAATTTACGTAACTTACTACACTTAGAAGAAGAATAATTTATAAGTCCTTTCGCTGTCCTTCGACACGAAACGACTTATAAAGAAAGGAATGTTATGTCTAATAACGTTGAATTACTATCCCCTTTTCCAGCTGAACTAGTGCGTAAAGCACCAGCAGGTAAGTTTGGGGACTATGTACCACACGCTAATTATGTAGAAAGACTACGTGATAGTGGTGTTGTATACTCTTGGAGTTGTGAACCAGTATATGGTATGCACAATGGAGAGAAAAGAATAGTCGGTGCTAAAGGAACTATAACCATAGAAGGTATGGGTAGTTACGATGGCTTCGGTGATGTTGATACCTTCAAGCTAGGCAATGCCAAGTTTAATGATGGTACTAACTTAAAAGATGCTGAGTCTGATGCATTTAAACGTGCATGCATGAGGTTCGGTTTAGGAGTAGAGCTATGGTCTGGTTCTACGCAATCAGAAGAAGAGGCTACTGCTGTAGCACCTGATGGTTACACTCAAGAAATGGCAGATAAAGATGCCAAGGTTGAAGTAACTAAAGCTGATATGCGTAAGAAAGAAAACAAGCCTACTAAAGAAGATATAGCACGTATGGAATCAATTATGGATGACATTCTTAATGCATCCGAGGAAGGAAAATAATGGAATATAAAGTAGGTCAGGTATTAACTGACGATATTATGCCAGAAGATAGCAGTAGAAGATATGACATATTCAAAGATGACTATAAAGATACACTTGATATGTCACCTAACAAATGGGTTGCTATGGATGTAGTTAGCATTGAAGGTTTAGATAAACCAGCATTAAATGCAGCTATAACTAAATACTATGCAAGAGTAAATTCTTGGAACAAAAAGTATGATGGCGAATATGCATTTAGAACCTACAGAGATGGCAAACAATTTGTTGTTTTTGGAAAGCGAGTTATAAATGGAATATAAAATAGGACAGGTATTAACAGAAGTACCTGAATCAACATTTCAAAGAACTGGTAAGAAAGAACCTATCTTTGAGAAAGATAATTATGCCCAACAATTAACAGACAATCCAAACAAATGGGTTGTACTTGATATGGTTGAAGGTAGAAAAGCTACTAAATTACATACAAGATACGTAAGGTATAACAAAAAATATAATTCTAAAGGATTTGAATTTAGAAGAATAATGTTACCTACAGGTCAATTGTTTATGGGTAGATATAATCCAAGTCTTTTATCATGAGTCAGGATATTCAGTTCATAGCTACAACTGTTGCAGGTATAACTGAACATATTCAGGATATTGATGAACGTAAAATAGTTATTGGTAAAGCTAATGATTATGCACGTGTCAAAAATTTCCCAAATGATAAAACATACTGGAGTGATGAACAACTAGATAAATATTTCTCTATGTTAGAAAAATTATCTGGAACTATGGAAGCTAAAATTCCTAGTGCATTAGACCAAATGTCTTTAGATGACAAGGTTGAAACACTCGTGGAAGCAGATATAGTTGAAGACATTACTCCAGACAATAGTAATCCAGAATTATCTGGAGTTGTAGGAGATATAGTAAATAAAATGGAAGAAGCTAAAAGCTATCGTGATGACCTTAAATGTCCATTCTGTGGACAGATGGTCTACGATAATCGTAAAAGCAAAAAGAGTGACAAGTCACCTGACTTCGTTTGTTCTACCAATGACCCTGCTATATGCGGTGGTCATAGTGGTAAATGGCGTAAGTCCTGGTGGTTAGATAACTCTGACATACCTGAAGAATGGGGTATCGAACAATTCTAAAGGTGGAAAGGAAATTATGATACCAGAATATTTCAGGGGCGTAAAAATCCCTGCATATATTAAATCAAAGACACAACTCATAGCTTGGGTATTTACCGAGTTTATGGACAGTGACCCAATTAGTAACTGGGAGTTTGTGGCAGAACTACATTGCCACAGGTTCGGTGGAATAATACATAATCTTAGAGCAGAAGGTTATGAAATTACTACCTTGCCTTCTAAGAAGAGAGGTTTAGTACATTACTATTGTACTAAATTACCTTCATCGAAAGCTGCTACCATTAGCTAATGATAGAAGTAATCGTTGGGTGTATTATCCCTTTGGCTCTTACACCCAACTCTTTGACAGAGTATATATCGTGTCGTGATATGCAATATGAAATAAATAATGTTATTGAATGGCACGATACTGTCGATGAATATTTTGCCGAGGAAGACATTCTTAAAGCTTTAAATATAATATACTGCGAAAGCTCAGGAATAGCTGAAGCAGTAGGGGTAAATACAAATGGCTCTAAGGATGTCGGACTCTGGCAATTCAACGACAATACTTGGTCTTGGTTAAAATCTAAATTAGGTATAATGGGTAATAGAACTAATCCACAAGTTGCAACTAAATACGCAGCTTGGTTGGTGTACAACGATGGTTGGCATCATTGGAACAGTAGTAAACATTGTTGGAAAGGAACTAATAATGAATTGTTATATTACAGGAAGGAAACTTAGTGGCATATAAAAACATTAATAAACAATTTAGTAAACAACTAGATGAAGTACTTAACGTAACTTGTACTATATGTGGTAAAGCATATATGACTGATTTTGAATTAGTACAGTACTGCGATAGTTGTATAGCAGATTTAGAAGAAGAAATATCATGAAAGAAAAAATAGATATTACAAAAATAAATATATTTACAAATCCAAAGTTTATGAAAGTATGGGCAAAACAGTTTGACCAAGCTTGTGGTAGCGATACTTTTAACGTAGCACCTAATATGATTAAGCTACGTTTTCTTATGGATAAATTTGTAACAGATTACAACTGGCATTTAAGTCAGTTAGAGGAGGAGTAATGGATAAAACCTACAGAATACTCGTAAGGTTTAATGCAAAAGATTGGGATGACGCTGTTAGCGTTGTAGAAAATATGTATATAAAAGATTGGATATCAGAAATGGAGGAAGAATAATGAATAATTTTACAGATTATTCTACAAAAACAATTGACAATCGTACTGATGTATCAGCAGCTAGAAAGTCTTTTGTCAAATGGAATAAAGAAATGAAAGAACATGCTACTACTATTGATACATTTGGTGGTAGAAGACTGTTAGGTACTAATAAAAATGGTACACCTGTATGGATTTCATACAGTATTGATAAAGAAACATTGAACTTAGAAATAAAAACTACGCACGAACTTAGTAGTTTACTAGAAGAAGGTGCAAAGTTATGCCCACGTAGAGTTACATTAGCTACTAATGCACAACTACCTTTAGATATTGAACACGAAATGCGACCAGCTACAAGAGTAGATGCAGGTGAAGTAACTGAAAATACATTACGTTACTTACAAAAGATACTTGATTTACCTAAAGGTGTAGGTTTTGTTGATGGTAAATGTAGTACACAAATGTTTATGTATGTTTCTAATGCAGTATATGAAGGTGAAACTATAAAAGAAAAAGGTGTACGTTGGTCAGATATACTACATTCTTGGGACTTTCCTTCAGGTAAATATTTTACAATATATGGATAGTAAACCTACTTATAGACCCTTACCAAAGTATATGACTATAAAAGAAAGTCCTATAGAAGGTTTAGGTTTATTTACCAATAAAGAAATTAAAGTAAAAAATCCTGACGATGCTAGCTCATTAGGTATTACACACGTATTTGTACAAGGTGATACATTTATATATAGAACACCATTAGGTGGTTTTATTAACCATAGTGATACACCTAACTGCGAAGTAATACGTATGGACCAATCACCAGACCAAGGTGTTAATCATCTTTTCCCTTTAAGAACTATTAAAGCAGGAGAAGAAATTACACTTAAATATACTATGTATAATGTCAATGGATAACTTGTCACAAATGCGTGAAGAAGCTCTTAAAAGGGCTGGAGGACGCTGTGAGTGGGCATATTGTAACGATAATAAATGGTTAGAGCTAGCTCATATACAAGGTATAGGTATGGGGGGTAGTAAGTCACGTAAGTTTGATATGAATAATGTGGCTATCTTATGCAAATGGCATCATGACATATATGATGGTAGGCAATCAAGTGGACATAGTAAAGCTATAAGGGACTTATTACAAGGTTTTTTAAGAAGAGAGTATAAAGGAAAATAGCTGACGACTATTTATTTTTTTTAAGTTTCCTTAAACCTTCAGATAATTTACCAACTTTTTGTAGGTTCATATAGGCTTTAACACCTTGTTCAACACCATACTTATGCACTTCATCAACAGCTTTTTTCTTTGATGGGTCACTACCAAATTCACCTACAAGTTTCATTGCTTGTTCATAGTCTTTTTGTTGACGAGTATAAGTAGAAAAAGCTTTAGCTCTTAAAGCAGAATGTTGTTTAATACGTTTATTAAGTTCTTGTTTACCAAGACCTGCGTAACCTTGACCTACTTCGTTTTTAGCCATTACTTAGATAATTTAGAACCACGTTTTTTGACATCTCTGTCTTGCCAAACTGGTAATGTAGCTGCTAGTTTTCTACCTGGAGATTGAGGTAAAGTTTTACCACCATCAAGAGCATGAGTATCACCTCTACCTGCAATAGTTCTACGATAATCTGTACGGTCAAGGCTTTTTAATTTATATTTCATTTCTTGAAAACGTTTACTAAATTCTTCAGGTGATGCTTTTTTAGCTGGTTTTGCTTTAGGCATTACTTACTCACTTTCTTAACAGGTTTAGCTAATTGTTTTTTAGCAAACTCTTTAATTACTACTAAAGCTGCAGACGCACCTGATATTGCAGCAAGTTGTACTGCATCAGCATCTACACCTACTAATGGAGCAACTGTTAATGCACCAATAAATGCTTCAACAAATGTCCAAATTGTTTTTTCTAAAATTGCTTTATATTCTGCGTTCATTATTTCTCCAAGTTTTTACTAAGTATAGCACCAATACCTACAGCACCAAGTGTTGTAAGTAATTTGCCTTTACCTTTACCTTTGCCACGTATTTTTTGTAGCTTCATCATACGTTGTGCGTTACGTAAAGCCCTTTGAGATGTTTGCCCAGCAGCTTTAAACTCATCAACGTATTGTTTAAGTTCAGGACTATCAACTTCTTTTAGACCAGAATACTGTTGTTGTTTAGGAGCATCTGGAGTAACTGAACTAACTTTAGTACCTGAAACTTTTTTGGTTTGAAATTGACCTGTAGGTTTTTGTCCTCTACGTTCTGCTATACGAGCTTTTTGATTGTATGGTGGATAATCATCAAGTGCTTCATCTCCAGGTCTAACATCACCTTTACCAATATCCATACGTTTAGGAACTGTAGTTTTTTTAGCTGCTTGTAAACGTTCAGCTTCTTGTATTGATAAAAAACTTGATGGTTTATCTAATTGTATATCACCAGCTTTAGTAACACCTGTCATAGTTTTGTATGGTTTCTGTGTAATAGG